TGCTTGTCGATCCAGTCTGCCGCATCGCTCACAAAGAACACCCGACCCGCCTTGGCCCCACCCATCCTCTCCGCCGCCCGCCGCAGACGCGGGGCGAACACCTTCGACGATTCCAGGAACGCCCCAGCATGCCGACCCCGGGCATGCCGGAACTGATACGCCTTCAACTCACGCCAACCGTCCTGGACCGTGTTCACCATCGTCCCGTCACAACTGCCGATCAGGTCTTCACCTTCCGGAACCTTCGCCGGCTCCGGAGGATCGGCCATCACCTTGGCCCCTTCCCGCAAACATAGCCGACGCAACGTCCCCGCGTCCAAACGCACCCCCAGTAGCTTCTCACTCGCCCCGGACGCCTTCGCGAAGCTCACCAAGGATGTGCCCAGCAGGCAAAGCAGCTCTCGCATCACCCCGCTGGCCGACTCTGGCGCCAAAACGTCCGCAGCGTGCTCACCACGCCGACACGCCGGACAATACCAGTACGGCCCCACCAGACGCAGATGCCCCAAACTGCTGATCACCCCCCGCCGCCGAAGCCCCTTGTGCCGCCGACGCCCACCGCAATCCGGACACCGCCTGGCCTCCGTCTGTCCCTCCAACGCCCCCTGCAGCAGCCCCTCCAGCAACCTGCTCAGCAACACCTGGCCCTCACCCCGAACCCTGCGCTCCAATTCCTCGGCCCCCTGGGCGTCCCGGATTCCTTCGGCCTGCACGCAAACATGCTTGACCCAGTCCCTCATCTCACTCATCATCTTGCCAGCAACTTCACGCATCCGTGCCTTCATAGTGCTATCTCCTTTCTTTAGCGGTTACCAACTTCAACCAGGAGATAGCACTACATCTTGTGGTCGCCTGGCGCCACTATTTTTCATCGCACCCCCACCCAGACGGGCTCGAACTGGATGGACTCTCGCTCCAGGCCGTCGTAGGTGGCGGGGGTGGAGCTGGTCAGCAGCGCCTTGGCCGTCAGGTCGTCGCTGGTGCCGTCCAGGACGTAGTGCATCGTCACCGACGGCCGCTCGCCGGTGGTCCACTCGCGCGAGTCGATTTTTTCCGTCAGCGTGGGCATGGTCTAGGTGAAGCTGATCTCGTCGGCCTCCCGGAGGGGACGGGTGTTGCGTTCGATCTTGTCGATGCCCTCGGCCATGCGGTCGGAGACGCCGCCGGCTTGGAGGCCCAGGACGTTGGCGGCGACGAACGTGCCCTGCGCGCCGATCCGCGCCGCCTGGCCGGCCAGCAGGTCGCCCAGGCCCGCCAGGGCGCGGTTGGCCTGGGCGATGATGTCGTCGGGCTCTTCCAGCTTTCCCGGGCCTTCGGCCTCCTTGGCTTGGCGCTTCTTGCGGGCGGCTTCGATGGCCTCCTGCCACTCCCGCCGGGCCTTCGCCAGGTCCGACTCGTTCTCGGCCATGCGGCGCTCGTACTCGGCGTCGAGCTCGTGGTGCTTGGCGAGGTTCTGCCGGCCGATCTCGGCCATAGTCGCTTCGTGCACCGCGGCCGACTCTTCGCGCTTGCGCTGTCGCTCGGCCTCCCGGCGGGCGATGTCGCGCCGCTCCTCCGAGTCGATCCGGGCAATGGCGGCTTCCTTCTGCCGGTCGATGTCGGCGTAGGTGGCCGCCCGCGACTCGGCCGTGGAGCTGTCGAACAGGCCCTTGATCCACGTCCAGGCCTTCTTCGCCCACGCCTTCATCCGCTCCCACGTCCGGGCGAAGAAGCTGGTGAACTTCGTCCATGCCTTGCCGAGGAACGCAACCGTCTCGATCCAGCCGACCTCCAGGCCGTGCCAGATGACCTCGACGATGGCCAGCAGGCCGTGCCAGGCGTCGTAGCCGATGCGGATGAAGAAATTGCGGAAGTTCAGCCACGCCTTCTCCAGGAAGTTCACGCCCCGCGTCCATTCCATCTTGATCGTCAGCCACAGAATCTTCACCGCCAGGCCGATGTCACCGGCCGCCAACGCGTCGGCGATGCCCTGGTAGGCGGTCAAGGCGTCTTCTTTCAGCACGTTGAACCTCTCACGTCAGCGCCTTGCTGCCCGCGCCTGTGGCGTAGACGAGATATGCTCCCAGCGCAGCGACGGCGGTGATCACCGCGCCGATAGGTGAGAGCAGGAACGCAATCACGCCTGCCAGGATTTTGAAGACGGCCCCGACGCTGGTGACGACGGCAATGAGCCCGCCCAGAGCACTGCCCAGGCTGCTGATGATTGTGCCGAGCGCCGCCAGGGCGACGCCCCCGGCGATCACGGCGGCCGCAACCTTCATGACCGTGACGATGACTTCACGGTTCGCCTGAATCCACGCGCTGACCTTCACGGCGACGCCGGTGATCGTCTCGGTGATCTCCTGGAGCACCGGAGCGAGCGCCGCGCCGACATGGAAGACGCCCATCTTGACGACCTTCCAGAGGGCATCGAGTGCGTCGGTGAAATCCTCGGCCGCCTTGGCGTCTGGAGCGCTTCGATTCCGGCGGCGCCCTTGGCCATCATAGGCAGGAGCATCGTCCCGGCTCGGCCAAACAGGGCCTGTGCCAACGCCGCCTTGCGGGTCGGGTCCTCAATGCGGCTGATCGCCTCTGCCAGGAGCTTGAATTGCTTTTCCGGCGCGAGGCCCGCCAGGTCCTTGTACGTCAGGCCAAGGTCCTTCAGCACGTCGGTCTGGGTGGACAAGCCGCGCCCGGCGTCGTAGATCGATCGCTGCATCCGGCGGAAGCCGGTCTCCAGGGCTTCCAGGGAGGTGCCCGTCTGGCTGGCGCCGCCAGCGGCGCAAGCACGGCCGTGCCCAGCCCCGCCACCTTCAGGCCCAGGTTGCGGATGGATTGGCCGAAGGCCTTGATGCGCTTCTCCGCCCGCCGCAGGCCGCGCACAAGCTTGCTGTCGTCGGCGAACAACTCGACGAACGCACGGCCTGCTCGAATTGCCCCTGGATATGCCATCTTTCAGTTCTGCTTCCCATCAGGGCTCTGCATGGGCTGGGGGTGGTTCTGTGGGTGATAGGCATGTGCAAATCTAAGTTGGCGCCCGGACACACCCGATAAGTAGGACAGGAGACGCCCTATGAGGGACGCGGGCAGCCAACAGCCGGTAATGAAGAACTTGATTGCGCTGACTGTCGCTTGCGCGGTCGTGTTTGTTGTCAGCCCGGCGTTTGCCGAAGAGGGAGTTGACGAACTGCCGCGTTGGCCCTCTTCGGGCGATAGACAACCGAAGTCACTGACCGATCCGACGACTTGGCTTGTTGGAATAGCCATCATCTTGATCCCTGCCATTCCAGTCATTGCTTGGCGGTTCGGCTGGCAAGTAAGGGCCACGTTCTTCATCTTGCTAGTCTTTTCCATCGCTTTGCTTGGTGCGATGCCAGCTTTAATCCTCTTGAGCATTGCCAGGTGGCTTGACTGGGACTTGCCTGATCGCCCAGTACTGGTCACTTCCATGGTTGCATGCGTGGTTGTCTATGTTGTCTATCTCGCCAGGCAGAAAAACCTTGAAAACTGAGGGGTTCCGTGATCGGGTCCACAGATGCCCTTGTCACACGTCTTGGAACCAGCTGCCAAGTTCACTGTTCCGTGTGCGTTACCGGCAAGCAATACCACCCTTCCAGGAGGTCCATGCGCCCGGCGACGGGCTTGCCGTCGGCGTCCTTGACCCAAACCTTCACGTCCTCGACTGTTTCGCGCAGGCGCACGGGCGTGCCGTGCGGGACGTAGACCGTCCGCAGGCCGCAGCCTGCCAGCAGCAGGATGGGCAGGAGCAGCCAGATCAGTCGTTTCAGCAGCTTCACGGCTTACCCCAATGCTCGCGGACCTTCGCCCGCAGCCGGTCGCGCGTCTCCCGATCCAGGTCGCCGTCCTCGCAGGTGGGCCGGGCGCGCCGCTGGAACAACTCCAGCAGCACACCCAGCACCAAGGCCACGATCGGCCGGAGCGCTTCAAGCAGACCCGTCATGGCCGGCCTCTGCCTGCGCCGAGCCCGTCGAGGTGGACTTCACCTTCGCCCGGCTGGCGCTGTAGCCGAGCGTGGCCAGCACGGCGACCACGCCGCCGATGAGCTTGGCGATCCAGCTTTCCTCGGGCACGGCGTCCATCACGCCCGAGGCCAGCAGGAACCCCAGCAGCGTCGCCAGCAGGCTCAGCCAGAACTCCGTCGTCTTGTACCCAGGCTTCGTCTCGTTCACGGCTGCACTCCTTTGCCAGTGGTAAAGGCCTCCTTCATGAGGCCGATGTTCTCACGGTTCAGCTCGACCACCTCGCCCGGCGCCCGACCGAACGGATCGAAGTCGCTCGGCCGGAAGGCCCGGCCCTTCTTCGGGTCGCGGTGGGCGTTGCCGATCAACGCACACAGCACCGACATCCGGCCCCAGGCGTCGCGGCCGTGGCCTTCGGCCATCCAGAGCAATTGCCGCAGCGTCAGCGGTCGGGGATCGACCCCGACGGCTCCGGCGACGAGCCAGACATCGCGCCATCGGTCTTCGCTGCGCTTCGCCCTGACAGGCCCGGCTCCGGCAGCGCCTCGCGGATCGTCTGGTCGATGTCGATCCCCTCGATCCGCGTCTCGATGGCCTTCACCGCCGCGTCGATCATCCGCTCCTGCGTCTGGACGGCGCGGGCGCGGTCCGACCGGCCGCGGCTGCGGAAAAAATCCACGAGTTCCTCGTAGAACGCCTTCTGCGCCGCCAGCAGCGTCGTTCCGTCGAAGCCGGCCCGCACGTCCTCGGCCGTGACCTTGTGGGCCTCGAACTGCTCTTCCAGCAGGGCGCAGAGGACCTGACCGAGCAGAAGCTCGTCGGTGCCCAGCCGCGTCAACAGCGGCGGACCCTCCTTCGCTGAAGCTTCGGAGGGCAAGTCGCCCGCGTACGGCATCTCCGGCTGGAGCAAATCGACGCCGAGCTTGTCCTTCACGGCCAGGGCCGTGCCGAGGTTTAGCGCGATCGTCCAGGTTCGCCCGGCCGCGTCGGTGAATGTCTTCATGGTCGGTTCCCTTACGGTGCCGCCACCTCGTGCCACTCGACGAACACCGCGAGCTTAGCGGTCACGTCGGCGACGATGGCCTCCTCCAGCGCCTCGGAGCGGCTGAAGTTGGTGATGGAGAAGTCGCCGAGCGGCCCCTGCGCGCCGGTGATCGTCCGCTTCTGGTCGAGCACGGCCAGGGCGACGGTGCCGGCCGTCAGGAAGGCCGTTTTGATGGCCTCGAAGACGGCATCGCCCGGCTTCCAGACCATCTGGAACTCGACGGTGCACTCCCGCAGCGTCGGCGCGGTGGCCCGCCAGCCGGAGTTGCCGCGGGTGGTGATGTCCGCCTCGCCGGCCTCCAGCGAGAGCGTCACGTCGCGGACGTTCTCCACCTCGGTCATCAGGCTCGGATCGGTCTCGCCGGCCGTGCCCTGGTAGAGCCCGGCGTTCATCCCGAGTACGTATGTCGTGGGCATAGTGTCGCCTCCCTGCTACTTCACGCTGTCCCGGGAGGTCTCCATCACGCACTTCATCGCGTGATGGAGCCTCTCCACATCGCGGGCAGCTTGGGTTGTTCCTGCTTGAAGGCCGGCCCCATGTAGGGCCGGGCCGCTATCCGAATTTGCCGCTTCCGCCGTTGGTGGCGCAGGCCTTCGACGACGGTGGACGTACCGCCGTACTCCAGAGCGGCCGGCGCGTCGCCGACCTCCTGGTTCAGCCGCATCGGGCCGATGACCACGCTGCGGCGGTCGCGGTCGTAGCCGAAGAAGATGAACCGCTTCAGCAGGCCGGTGTGCGAGCTGGGCGGCTCCCCGGGCGCGCTGGTCCGCTTGCGGGTGCGGATGCTGTGCCGGGCGGCCGTGCGGACGAACGCGCCGAACTTACTGAGCACGCGCCGGGTCCCAGCGTCGGCCTTCCGCCGGACCTTGTCCCGGTCGAAGAACATCTGCTTGGTCACCATGCCGATCATGCCGCCATCACCCGCAAGGTCAGCGTCAGGACGCTGGTGAACTGCCTCAGTTCGGCCAGGTGCTCCTGGGAGTAGATGGGCAGGTTCTCCGTCCGCACCCATGCCGCGTCGCCGAACTGCCTGGTTGCCCGGACGAACTCCGCGATCTCCTGGGTCAGTTCCATCAGGGCGTCGATCTCGGCGTTGTCCGCGGCGGCCAGCTTCTTTTGCACGCCGATGTCTATCTGCACGTCGCTTTGGGCCAGGCCCCGCCCGGCGGTGGACATCTCCACGCCCTTGGGCACGACAGCAACGTGCAGGTCCTTCATGTCCTTCAGGTCGAAGGCCGCGCGGTATGCCCGCTGCGCGGTGAACGGCGGACTGAACGTGTGGCCGTTCAGGGCGGCCACGACGGCTTCCGCGATGTCGGCAATTGTGCTCATGCCTTGTCCAGGGACTCCTGGGCCCAGCCCACCATGGTCATGACGTTGGCCAGTGAGTCGTGGGGGTTGAAGAACTCGTGCGCCGGCTCGGGTCCTTCGGCCCGCAGGGCCTCCAGCCACTCCGCGTAGGCCGGGCGTAGGGTGATGGCCGCCTTGCCGATGACCCGCCTGTCGCAGTTCCGCCACAGCCACAGGTCGTCGGCCAGCGTGGCCCGGTCGTCGCCTTCGATGGGGAGGAGTTTGCCTCCGGCACGGTGGAAGACGGAGTAGTGGCGCTTGCGGGCGTTCTTCTGGAGCCAGGCGATGGCTGCCCGGAAGTTGTCATAGCCCTCGCGGACGACCACCAGCAGGCGGAAGTCGGGGTCCTTCTGAAGGATCGCGGCGAGGCAGCGGAGGATGATCTCCGGCTCTTCCTTGTTGAACAGGCACCAGGAGCCGTGCACGTAGCCGCCCACGGGCGGGGCAGGCGCGTCGTAACGCCGCACAGACCGGAACTCGGGCATCAGGTCGATGTCGGGATTAACGAGGCCGTCGTTGGCGTCGGCCAGGGCCTTGTTCTTCCGCGCCACCAGGGGGTCTTCGAAGAAGTGGTAGCCGCACAGGAAGGGCTTGCCCGCCTGCCAGAGCCGATACTCCGGGCTGAAGGGCTGGAAGGATGAGTGCAGCGCGATGTAGCCGATCCTGCTTGCCACTTACCTTGCTCCTGCCAGGGCGATCCGGGGGATGAACCGCCGCCTGCGGTGTGCCGGCAGCCGGGGGGGATAGACCGTCGGGGTGGGTACTGAGCCGCTGCCTTGCTTGACGAAGGTGTACTCCGGCCGCTGGGGATAGACGTACAGGCCGTTCCAGCAGCCGTAGATGGCCCCGTTGTCCACCAGCGTCATGGGAGCGCGGAGGTAGATTTCCACCTTGCCGCCGAGGTCGAAGTACTTGCCGCTGCCGGGGGTGAAGACGGGGTTGGTGGTCTGCCAGACGATCTGCTGGAATGCCGGCGGGCAGCCGCCGATGTTCTCGGCCGTGGCGGCGTCGAAGAAGAAGCCCCGCTGGAACCGGCCGTCGGCCAGGACGCCGGCATATAGGAACACGTCCCTGCACGCGTCCGAGCCCAAGCGCAGGTCCAAGTCGGCGTAGCAGTACGTCACCTCCGGCTGGCACAGGGGCCATCCCACCTGCGTCGCCCCGCAATCGACGTAGTCGGCCTCCACCAGCATGGTGAACTTGTCGCAGCAGTCCACGCTGGGGCCGTTGGCACAAGGCCGGACCGCCCCTGCCTCGAAGATCACCGTTGCCCCCGGCAGCAGGCACTTGGCCCTGGTGGGGTAGTCGTCCACGTCCACGCCGTAGGCGTCGGCCCAGTTGGCGCCTTCCCAATCGCCGTTGGTGCGGCCGTTCCAGCGCCAGGTTGTCGTGGTGTTGTTGGCCATCACGCGAAGATGCGGTAGTTGACCTTCTCGCCGTCGGCTCCGACCTTGACGTAGACCTTATTGGCGTCGTCGATGGGCAGGAAGTAGCCCTCGAAGTTGCTGGGCGTCAGGGGCATCGTCTGGCTGGCCGCGTCGCCGATGAAGGCGGGCTTGGTGTTGGTGCCCAGGCCGGTGGCGGCGTCGATGGGCGCGCCGACCCACACCATCCGGCAGGGAGTGGCCGCAGCGACCAGCTTCTCGGGCGTGGCCGCGGCGGCGACTGTCTTTGTCCCGCCGGTCAGGCCAGTGAAGCCCGCCGCCTCCGTCAGGACAGCGCCGGCGGTGCTGACCTCCACGTCCGCCGAGTTGATCCACCGCTTCGCCACGTCAGCCTCCGATCACGAGCTTCCAGATCGCCGCGACGGCCAGCGACACTACCGAGCCGGCAATGATCCACAGCAGTCGGCTACGAGTGGCCTCGGCCGACTCCAGACGGTCCAGCCGCAACTGAATGCCGGGCTTGCTGTTGCCTCGAATCGCCTCATCAAGCCGGTCCAGCTTGGACTCGCCTTTACACACGCGCTCGTACTGTTCGCTGCCGCACATCAGGCCTCTTCCTCGTCCACCTGCTTGGCGTGAATCCGCCACGCCTTGCCGAACGGGTCCGCCGGCCGGTAGTGGCCGGCACCGCCCAGGTCGAGGACCTCGAACACCAGCACCTTGTCTCCCGCCGGCACGTCGATGCGGTCGCCCGGCTGCGGCTTGACCGTCTCGCCGCCCAGGACCAGCGCGTCGGCCGAGACGATGAAGTCCGTCGCCTTGGCCTGCACTGTCGCGCCGGCGTCGTCGGTGACCTCATAGGTCGTGCTGCCCAGCGTGGCCGCCAGCTCCACCGACTCGGCCCCGCGGCTGTACGTGACCGGACGCGACATGTGCTGGACGCGCTGGCCGTCCAGCCAGCTCGCGGCTTTTTCCAGCATGTCGGCCACGGGACCGGCCTACTGCTCCAGCCGGACCCGGACGGTCGTGTCGTCGTCGCCAGCAGCCTTGACCGTCTTGCCCAGGTACTTGTTGGCGCCGGACTCGTCGTCGGTTTTGGCGACCTGGTCCGCCACGTCCCAGTACACCTTGGACCCGACCGCGATGGCTTCGCCGACGCCGGCCGTCTTGGGAACGTCGAAGACACCCGCCACGGCCAGGCTGCCCAGCGCGTTGGCCGCGATAGGAATCCGGGCCACGCCGATCAGGTCCGCCTGGACCACCACCGCTCCGGCCGCCACGTCGGCCCCGGGCGTGTAGTCGATGCTGCTTCCGTCATGCACGAAGGTTGCCGTTGCCATG